GTTTCTGTACAGGGATCTAAAATCCTCTATAGAGGCATCATAAATGGCAAACGTCGTAATGTAAAATACGACTATAAGCCGACTATTTTCTTACAAGCTCAGGAACCAACAGAATTCAAAACGCTCCATGGGGGAGACTTATCTCCCATGGAGTTTCCAACTATTCGCGACGCCCAAGATTTTATTCGGCGTTACCAAGATATCGACAATTTTAAGATGTATGGTAACACCAAATGGGAATACAACTTCATAAACAACCAGTTTCCTGATGAAATCAAGTGGGATATCAATGATCTGAATATTGTTCCTTTGGATATCGAGGTTGATTCCGAAGGCGGTTATGCAGATGATGTGGAGGATCCCTGGCAACCAATCGTGGCCATCGCCTTGGAATTGTCTCAAAAGAGGTATGTTTTAGGTGTGCCGTCATCTGGTTGGGAAGGCAAATATGTCAATAACGATCCAAATGTGACGTATGTTGAGTGTGAAACCGAAATAGAGTTACTCCAGAATTTTATCAGATTATGGTCAAAGGATTACCCAGACATTATCACGGGTTGGTATATCAAGGAATTTGATATACCCTATATTATCAATCGTATAAGAAGAGTTTTAGGACCAGAAGCAGCCAAGAAGATATCTCCTTGGAACTACTTCTATAAGAGGTCATTCTCCGGAAAGTTTGGTAAGACTCAGACTGTTTTCGTTATTTCTGGTATTGCAACTCTAGATTACATGGATTTGTATCGCAAGTTTGACTTGAAGGGCCAATCTCAAGATTCCTATTCATTGGATAACATTGCCTGGGTTGTGCTTAAGAAGCGGAAAGTTAACTATTCTGAGTATGCAAACCTGGCTGAATTATACAGAAAGAACTATCAGAAATTTATCGATTACAACCTTGAGGACATGGACCTTATTCGTGAACTTGAGGAAAAAATAGGCTTGATTTCTCTTGCACTAACATGGGCTTACGATTCAAAGGTTAACTTTGAGGATGTGTTTTCCCAAGTTCGAATGTGGACAGTAATGATCCATAATGAGTTACTGAGTCGTGGCATCGTCGGTCCTCAAAAGCAGGATGCTGATGTGGAAATCACCGAATATATTGGAGCATATGTCAAGGAACCCAGACCTGGTCGTTACGGTTGGGTTGTAGGGTTCGACTTGACCAGTCTATATCCTCATTTGATCATGCAATATAATGTCAGCCCTGAGAGATTGGTTGAGCCTGAATTCTATACATCAGATATGAGAGATATCCTATCACAACATGTCACAATAGATAGATTGTTGAATAAAGAGGTTGATACATTCAAACTTAAGAACGCCGGTGTAACTTTAACTCCCAATGGACAATTCTTCTATATTCAGGAGCAAGGGTTTCTTGCAAATATGATGCAATCTATGTTTGAGGACAGAGATATGTATAAGAAGAAGATGAAGGAGGCCAAGAAAGAAAAGGAAGAAGCTACAACCGTTGAAGCCAAATCTTCATCAGATCAACTTGTCGCAATGTATAACAACTTGCAAGGATCAAAGAAGATCAGTTTGAATTCTTGTTATGGATCGCTGGGTAACATTCATTTTTTCTTATATGATACTCGACAGGCCGAGGCGATTACTTCCTCCGGCCAGTTGGCTATTCGATGGGTAGCCCGCGATGTTAATCTATACCTCAATAAAATTCTCAAGACATTTGATGTGGATTACATCATTGCTTCGGATACAGACAGTATCTATTTGAATTTTGATGAGTTGGTCGGCCAATCCTTTGGATCAAACGTCAAGGATCCCGCAAAGGTTACTGAGTTTCTTGATGCCATTTGCAAGCAAAAGATCACGCCGGTTATCAATAAGTCATTTGACGAGTTGGGTGAATACCTAAATGTCTTTGCTCAGAAAATGAATATGAATAGAGAAGCTATTGCATATCCTGCGATTTGGACTGCAAAGAAGCGATATATTCTCAATGTCTGGGACATGGAAGGTACCCGATACAAGGAGCCTGATATCAAGATTTCTGGTTTAGAGGCAGTCAAATCCTCAACTCCTCGGTCGTGCCGAGAGAAAATTCGCGACTGTATCAAGGTGATACTGGACGGTAATAATGACGATGTTATCAAGTTCATTGAAAGTTACCGGGAGGAATTCAAGACATTACCGCTTTCAGAGATTGCATTTCCTCGATCCGCCAACTTCGGTGAAAAATCATTGGGGGATAAAGGTTTACCTATTGCTCAAAGAGCCGCAATACTGTATAATAAGTTGTTGGTCGAGAAAAAATTGACCGAGAAATATGTGCATATCAAGGATGGTGAGAAAATCAAGTTTATACACTTGAAGTTACCCAACCCTGTACAATCAAATGTTGTCGGATTTCTGACGGAACTTCCCAAAGAATTTGATCTTCATAGATATGTGGACTATAACACTCAGTTCGAAAAGGCTTTTGTGGAGCCTATCAGGGCGATATTAAGTGTTATGGACTGGAAGGTAGAATATATTAGTTCATTGGAGAATATGTGGACGTGAAATATAATGTAATATATGCTGATCCTCCCTGGGATTTCAAGAGTTGGTCCAAGAAAGGTCAGGGACGGTCCGCCCAGGCTCATTATGATTGTATGTCTCTGAATGATATTGGTGATATACCAGTTGCTGATATGGCGAGCGACAACTCAGTTTTATTAATGTGGATAACAGATCCATTTCTTGATCGAGGGTTCGATATCATTAGGAAATGGGGGTTTACCTATAAGACTGTTGGTTTCTATTGGGTGAAATTAAATAGAAAAAGTCCCGGACTGTTTACGGGAATGGGTCGATGGACGAGAGCAAATCCTGAACAATGTCTGTTGGCTACCAAAGGATCACCAAAGAGAAAGTCGGGAGGCGTCCGCAAAACCATTTTGGAACCTCGGAGGGAACATTCAAGAAAACCTGATCGCATCTATAGTGATATTGAAAAATTGGTGGATGGCCCGTATCTTGAGATGTTTTCTCGAAGTTCCCGAGAAGGTTGGGATACTTGGGGAAACCAAGCAGGGCTATTCGACAACGGAGCAGTAGAAACCCGTAGATTTTCATCAAATTCAAAGGAGATAGAATAATGGCAAAATATGATCAAGGCGGAGGCTGCAACTGCGGACTATACAAAACTTGTACTTGTAAAAAGGATCCTGACGCGGCCGAAAAGAATAAGTCTGAATATACTATAGGTGTAAGTTCGGCATACAAAGAAAAACCAGAAATGAATATATTTGATGATCCGGTTGTTAAGTCCACCCTTCAAGATTTGTCATATATACATACAACCAAACCCCAGTATATGAATAAGGATACAATAATTTTCATATACCAGGCTCTCATATCATATATGCAGTCTAAATACTAATAGACGGAGATTCGTCTTAACTGATTAGGAGATACTAATGGATATATTTAACTCGCTGCTGAAAACGGCAGATAATGAATACGCGGCTATTGTTGAAGATGGCATTGACGCGGGAGATATCAAGTTCTGGATCGATACCGGTTCATATTCACTAAATGCTCTACTCTCAGGCTCAATTTTCGGCGGCCTGGCTGGCAATAAACGAACAGTTTTTGCCGGTGACCCCTCAACCGGAAAGACATTCTACACCTTGAGTATCGTCAAGGATTTCCTCAATCTACACCCCCAAGCATTTGTATTCTACTTTGAATCTGAAGGTGCTGTATCAAAGCAAATGATGGTAGATCGAAACATCGATGTTACCAGAATCGCAGTTATGCCTGTGGTCACTGTCCAGGAGTTTAGAACCCAGGCCGTCAAGATTCTTGATGCATATAAGGCCGCGGGAGGTAGCCCCGATAAAAATCCTATGATGTTTGTTTTGGATTCATTGGGCAACCTATCGACCTCAAAGGAAGTCGAAGATATTGCGGATGGGAAAGACACGCGGGACATGACTAGGGCCCAGTTGATCAAGGCCGCCTTTCGTGTGTTGACGCTGAAACTTGGGCAATTTGGTGTACCTTTAATCACAACCAATCACGTTTATGCAAATATCGGTGGGTATGGACCTCTCAAGAAAATGGGAGGGGGATGCTTGGTTGCGGGTACGATGATTCAAATGTCTAATGGTACCAAGCCTATAGAGGAAATAGTTGTTGGCGATGAAGTGTATACTCTTTATGGGGCGAAGCCTGTTATTAATACATTTGAATTTAATGATAAGGATGTGTATGAAATCCAATTTGAGGATGGGACAATAGTGAAATGTTCCAATGAGCACAAGTTTTTCGTGGATGGAGTTTGGGTTACAGCGGAGGACTTGGCTCAAAATACAAATCTTCCAAACTTGGAGGTGGAGGATATATTTGGAGATAACAATGTTCTTAGACAACAGATGTTTTTACATACCATCGACATAACAACCTGAAAATGGCATCATTCGTATATAAGTGGACCGACCATGGAACCGGTAGACTTTATTTGGGTTCTCATAAAGGAGGTGTCAATGATGGTTAT